AATGAATTAAGTGATGCTCAAGTTCCAGCAGTCTTAGTGTTAAGTGGTAATGAAAGAAAATCTGACATTACAAGAGCATCAAGACAAGGAACTATTGAGTTTATTCTAACAGGGTTTGTTAAAGGAAAGTACTTAGATAATGCCCGAAACAAACTGTTAGATGACATTGAAACGAAATTGTATGAAGATACAAAAAGAAATGGATTTGCATCCGACACTGTGATAACAGAAGTTAATACAGACGAAGGTGTAAGTTTTCCATTAGGTGCGGTTCAAATAATCGTGCAAGTAGAATATATTCACCCCAAAGGTGATTTAGACAAATAACAGTAAGAGGAGCAAACAATGGCAGTTCTAAAAGGTAAAGACGGTTCAATATCAGCAGGTTTGAACAATCTTGCAAACATCACTTCTTTCACTATCAATGAAGAAGCAGATACACTAGAAACTACAGCGATGGGTAACGCAGGTTACAAAACGTTTGTAGGTTCACTAAAATCATGGAGCGGAACAGTTGAAGCAGTATTTGACGATACTGATACAGCTATTCAAGTCGGAGGAGCAATCACACTAACAGTTTTAGTTGATGATGGTTCATCTGCACAAGTTCAATACTCAGGTGATTGTATCGTAACTTCAAGGTCAGTAGAAGTTGGTGTAGCAGATTTAGTCGGTGTTACTTTCGAAGTAACAGGAACAGGTGCTTTAACTGAAACTATATCATAATAATATAATTTCACAAGAGGTATAAAATGACTACAAGCGTAATCAATAATGCGAAAACGCATTTTAAAACTAGACTTACAGATAAACTTGAATGGGTAGAATGCCCAGAATGGGATTGTAAAATCTACTTTAAGTCTAGTGCAACACTTAAGCAAACCGAAGAGGTTGTTGCTTTGCACCGTGAAAATAAAATCGCGGAAGCATTAGCAACTGTCCTTATTCAACGTGCGTTAACAGAAGATGGGAAAAAAATGTTTGTCGGTGCAGACAAATTTGACATGATGAATTCAATCGACCCAGATGTTGTTACACGTATGGCTACACACATTCTTAATGTAGAACCTACAGCGGAGAATGTAGCAAAAAACTAAGTGCCGATGTTGACACATATTTCCTGTATCAACTAGCAGAACTACTGCACAAGTCTGTTAACGAGATTATGGAGATGTCAGCATCGGAATTTATTGGATGGGCTGAGTATTTTAAGTTGAAAGAAAAACGGAGTAAGCGAAATGGCAAACACAAGTATTGAAATTGAAATTAAAGCCCTCGACAAAGCAACCAGTAAATTAAACTCAATATCTAATTCAATGACTCCACTGAATAAAAAGGTGGGGAAACTAGATAAACAGTTTGACAAGGTTGACAAGTCAATCAAAAAAACAAGTGGGTCTTTTAGAGGATTAAAAGGTCTACTAGCAGGAGCCATCACAATAGGTGGTCTTACTGCATTTACGAAATCAGTTGTTGAAGCAAGTTCTCGTGCAGAGGATTTGAAAACAACACTTGATACCGTTACTGGTTCAGCAAAAGCAGGCGATGATGCATTTAAGTTTATTAATGACTTTGCAACAAGAACTCCTTTTGATATCGAAACACTAACAGAGACATTCATCAAACTAAAGTCATCGGGTATTGAACCAACCGAAGAACTTTTAACATCGTTTGGTGATATGGCGTCTGTTACTACTGACCGAATAGGGTCATTGAATGCTGTTACAGATTTGTTTTCAAGAACTACATCGGGCGGTTTAGGACTAGAAGAACTAAACCGTCTCGCTGATAGAGGTATTCCAGTCTTTAAAATCTTAGGAGATGAACTAGGATTAGCAAGATTAGAAATCTCTGAGTTTGGTAAATCAGCAGAAGGTGCCGCTAAGATTAAAGATGCATTACTTAAAGGACTCGATGAGAACTTTGGTGGTGGTATGGAAAAAGCATCTAAGAACTTATCAGTATCTCTTTCTAACTTAGGTATCGCAGGTAACAATGCCTTAATCGCCGTTGGTGAAGGTGGTCTTTCAGATGCACTTAACTCAGCCGCACAACGTATGACAGACTTTATTACGAACAATGAAGACTTAGCAATGGCACTTGGTGAGAAACTAGGACAAGCTGTTACATTTGTTGTAGATGGTATCGCATCACTATCAAGTGGTATGGAAAAAGCATCTCCAATATTTGAACTACTAGGAACTATCTTTAATGATATTCTTGTCCCAGCATTTAAGATGGCATTTGATATATTAATCAAAGTTGCAGAAGCATTATCCCCACTAGCAGAAACAATCGCACCATTGGCACAATCAGCATTTGAAGGCATAGCAAACGTTATGACTGATGTTGTTATACCAACGTTTGAATTAGTTATTGGAACAATCGGGAAAGTTATTGACAAGATACAAAGCATGATTGATTTCATCGGTAGTGGTATCGGTAAAGTCAAAGAGTTTGGTGGTGCAGTAAGTGATAAAGTTACAGGTGGCTTCACAAAAGCCGGAGACGCAATCGGTGGTTGGGTTGATGGTGGTAAAGCTAAGTTAAATGATTTCTATGACTTTGCAGTAGGTAATTCTATTATCCCAGACTTAGTTGCAGATATCGGTAAAGTAATGGATCAACTACCAAAGAAGATGGTTAATCCAATATCAAAAGCAGTCGAAAACTCAAAGATGGAGTTTAATGAATTGCCAGTAGGACTTAATCCAAACAAACTAGTAGACCCAGTTACAGGTGCTGGTGCAGGCGTAGGTGCGTTAGCCTCAAATGCTCTAACATCAAATTCAGCGGTGAACTTCAACATAAGTGGAGTAAACGCAGGCGGTTCAACAGGTCAGTTTCAATCATCACAAATGAGACAATACATTGAAGGTATTGCTCTACAAACAGCACATACAGTTCTTAGACAGAACACACGCTTTGGAGGGTTAGTATAATGTCAGCGTTACCGTTTCAAGATGGCTTATCAGTTTCAACAAATTATTCAGCACAACCGTTTCACAGACTAGTAGAGTTTGGTGACGGTTACATACAAAGAACACCATTAGGTATTAATCATCAGCGTAGAACAATAAGTGTTCAGCATGACAATCTATCACAATCAAATGCAAACACACTAGTTTTATTTTATGAAGCAAGATTACAAGATGCTGGTCACATAGATATATCAGCAAACGAATTATTAAGAACAGCAGGCAAATTCTACTTAGAAAGTTTTGATGTTCAAATGGCAGACCATGATAAAAGAACAGTTACAGCAAGTATGATAGAGGTATTTGATTTATGAGTTCTACTCCACAAATACAAGCACAGAAACTTGCCACAGAAGCTATTGGACAACTCATGGAGTTTGACTTTCGTGCAATCGGTGGATCTAATAGAGTATACGTTGCAAACACACAAGAGAACGAAGGTTCAGGCAATGCTAACTTAGATATTACATGGGATGGTGCAGAAAGAACGTTTCAACACATAGATTTCTCTCTAAGCAATTTACGTTCAGACTTAACAGGTCAAGTTGCAGAACCAACACTAAAGATAGCGGCTCATGATTTATTCGCAATAAGTGATTGGGCATCAGCAACAGCAAACTTTACAATGATGGACTATCGTGGCTTAAAAGTAAAACGTATGAGATTGTTTTTTAACACACCAACACTTATTGATCCGCAAACATACTTTGTAAAATCAGTAGATGAACTATCAGCCGAACAAATGGTTTTTACACTTACTGCTTCACTGGGAACAGAGAACGGTAATAAACCAAGTGCAAGAAAGTTGGAGATATAATATGAAGATGTTTAATTTTAACTTAGACAATTTTGTAAAAACTAAGTTACTACAACAGATACAACAATCTCAAATAGGCAACTTCGTAAAACAAAAAGGCGCACCAGCAATAATCTCTACTATCATTAAGATGATAATAGGAGAAAAAACAAAAGTTAACGAAGGCATAGACATGGGTCAACAAGTCGATGCAGGTGTTATTCCGATTGTTTATGGTCATGTAGGAATGTCAAATACACAGTTTGACAAAGGACAAAAGCCAAGCGATATAGATGCAGAAAAAGTTACACAAGAAGTTAGAATACCTATATCAGAAGGTTCTATCATAGGTGTAGCAAAAAGAACAAATGATAATAACGTAACATTCTTTACAGGTGATACTACAGAACATCTAAAACAAGTTGTTATCAATGATTCATTTGTTATCGATCCAAATACAAGTGTAGCAAACTTCAAAGACATTAAATTCGAAATATCAAAAGGTGATGGAACAAGTAGCAAACAGACTGCAACAATAACAGATTT